ACACCCCTACGGCTGGAAGTCCTTTGCAGTTGCATTAGCAGATGGCAATGGAGTACACAGCTTTTATGGAGTGGACTATCAATTAAATAAAATGTAATGGTTAGAGGACTTAGATACTTAGCAGACAAAATAGAATTATTGCAATTTTATCTTATTGCTAAATGGAACGCTTTTTTAAAAGGTTTAATGCTATGAGTTTAGATGATTTGAGATTATACACATTTAACATAATTACTTTAGGGGTTAGCTTTACTGCTGTTGAGGATAGTTTAAAGATCATACTTCTTTTAGCTTCTATTGTTTATACGTTCCAAAAGATATACGATACTTACAAAAAAAAGAATGAAGCTGACAAAGAACTTTAAGCTAAGTGAGTTTAAATGCAAAGGCAATCTTGAGGGTTGTTATTGCAGACTTTCAGATGATGTATATAGAAACATTAAAGAACTGGCAGAAAATCTACAAATTGTTAGAGATGAATTACAAGAGCCTATAAAAATAAATAGTGCTTACAGATGTGAGGCTTGGAATGGTTTGAATGGAGGGTCTTTAAAATCACAACACTTGCAAGGAAAAGCAGCAGACATAGTAGTAAAAAACTTTACACCAGACGAGGTTGCTAATGCTATTGACAAACTACAACAAGGTGGGTTTATAAAATCTGGTGGCTTAGGCAGATATGACACTTTCACACACATAGACATAAGAGGTACTGAAGCTCTATGGGATTATAGAAAAAAATAACTATGCCAAAGAAAAAATTTAAAGATACTAAAGTAGGTAAATTCCTAACCGACAAAGTACCATCTATTGTTCAATTAATTGGCGATGTATTGCCAGATTCTGGTGTTTTAGGAGTTGTTAAAGGACTTATAGAAAAAGAGCCAGATATTGTACTACCCCCAGAGGATAAAGAGAAAGCCTTAATGTTGCTTGAGCAAGATATGATAGAAATGCAAGAGATTACAAAAAGGTGGCAATCTGATATGCAAAGCGACTCGTATCTCTCTAAGAACACAAGACCCTTAACACTTATATTTTTAACTTGTTCTTTAGTTATATTTATTTTACTTGATGGCTTTGAGATAGATTTTTCTATTGACGATGCTTGGGTAGATTTACTTAAATCACTTCTTATTACTGTTTATGTAGCATACTTCGGCTCTCGTGGTGCAGAGAAATTTAAAGCTATAAGTAAAAAATAATTTTTTTATTTAAAATTTAATTAATAACTTTGAGCTTTTTATTATAAAATTATGGTATGCTTAAATAGATATATATTTAGGGAAACATAAACAGATAAAGAAAGGGAAACAAAAACAGTTATAATAAAGTTATAATATAATAATGACTTCTGTGGTCTATTCTAATTTGGGGGGATGCCAAAAAAAACACAAAAATACTGGAAGAATAAGATTGACAAAGTATTTCACGAATACATAAGACGTAGAGATGCGGACAACAATACTGGTAATTGTGATTGTGTAAGCTGTGGTAAAACGATACATTTTTCTGAGAGTGATGCTGGACACTTTATAAGTAGAAAGTATCTAATCACAAGGTATGACGAAAGGAATGTACACGCACAATGCAGAAAGTGCAATCGGTTTGAATATGGTAGGCAATATGAATACAGCATAGCTTTGGGGCAAGAACTATCACAAGAACTATTACAGACCTCAAGAAGTATGATAAAATTTTCAGATGCAGATTGGCAAGAGATATATGAAGAATTTAACGACAAATTAAATGAAATAAAAAAGAAGCAAAACTTTTAAGATAAATATATAATACTTACCTTTGTTTGTATATTCTATGTTTTTGTTTTATGGCTAACCAGCCCAATTAAGCCACCTTGTAAAGGGTGGTTTTTTTGTTGCTTAAGTGTTTACATTTTGTTTATTAAATATTTTTTTGTAGCTTTGGGGAAACTTAAAACAAAGACAATGACATATAAAATGATTACCTTGCTTGATAGACTCAAGCCTCAATACTCTGAAGAACTTGGCAGAGTGAACCTTAAATATCCAGATATTATTGCATCTATTTCTAATGACTTAGAAGAAGAAAGTCTAATACATAATCTTAGATACAGTACTATTTTGGATATTAAATTTGTAATTGGTGTAGATAACCCTTTTGTAATGTTTAAAGACTTATAAGATGACACATTATGAAGATGTTAAACGAGCAGCGACCCCAACAACGATAGATTACTTAAATGCAAGGATAGAAGCATTAGAAAGAAGAATACAATACTTAGAACAAATAATAGAAATAGAACACTTAAACACAGAACAATGAATAGAGATAAACTAAAAGAACTTTACGAAAAATATAACTTAGACAAATCGGACTTTTTTAAGCACCAGCACTATACGATTATTACAAGGCAAGGTATTGACAAGATACAAGCCTTAGAACAAATGGTTGTAAACTTTGAAGTGATTAGGTGTGAGCCTAACTATGCAGTATTTAAAGCACTTGCAAGTAAGGATGGTAAAAGCATAGAAACTTTTGGTTCTGCATTAAAAGGCGAGAACTACAAAGACGGAAATACTAACTCGTTTTATGTCGCTGAAATGGCAGAAAAACGTGCTATGAGCAGAGCAGTCCTTAAACTAACTGGCTTCTATGAGTTAGGAGTATTTGGCGAGGATGAAAGCGAGAGTTTTAAGAAACCCAAAACAGAATACAAAACCTTATGATTAATAATAAACAAATAAATAAACTATGAGTGCATTAATAAACTTTAATTTAAGAGTAGATAAACTCCCAAAGGAGAAATTTATTGCTGGTAAGGAAGGCGCAGTATATGTCAATCTTACAATGGCTGTAAACGATGAAACACGATACGGAAACAATACAAGCGTATATGTGGCACAGTCAAAAGAAGAAAGAGAGGCTAAGAAGCAACGCCAATACTTAGCAAACGGAAAGGTTATATGGACTGACAATGTAATCACACTCGCAGAGCGTGAGCCACAAGCAGAGCCAGTAACAGCTACTGAGAAAGCAGATTTACCATTTTAATTAAAGGGGGGTTTTTTAACCCCCTTTTTTTTATACCTTTACTAAAACAAAAACAAACATATAATAAATGACCGAACAAGAAACAACTCAAGCGATGCTGATGGAACTTATAAAAGAGGAGTGTACTATTGACACTACCGAAGTTATGGAGTACCCACCAACAGCTTTGAGTTATGGAGAGAAAACAATACAAACCACAAAAGGAGATATAACCTTTCCTATACCTATTGGAACTTATGGTAATTTCTCTTTTGTACAAGCACCGCCTAAAAGTAAAAAAACCTTTTTTGCCTCATTATTAGCTTCAGTATATTTAAGCGGTGGTAACAACTTTGGTGGTAACATACGAGGACACAGAGATGGTAAGTGCCTTTTACATTTTGATACAGAAATGGGGCATTGGCATAGCCAACGAGTTTTTAAGCGTGTAATCGATATGGCTAACGTGCAAGATGTAGGATGCTACCAGACCTATGCGCTAAGAACAATAAACTACAAAACAAGGATAGCATTTATAGAACACATACTAAAAGAGAACGGAGATAAAAATGGTTTAGTAATTATAGATGGTATTGCTGATTTAGTTAGTGATGTAAACAACTTAGAAGAAAGCAATTTGTGTGTACAGAAATTAATGGAGTGGAGTACCAAATATAGCTGCCACATAGTTACTGTAATACATAGCAATTACGGAAGCGAGAAGCCTACTGGACATTTAGGCTCGTTCTTAGAGAAAAAGACAGAAACCCAAATACAATTAGAACTTAACTCAGTACACAAAGACAACATAACAGTTAAGTGTAAAAGGTCAAGAGGCTATGCGTTTGACACCTTTAGCTTCAGCGTAAACGAGTTAGGACTGCCATTTGTTGTAGGAGAGATATACGACCCTTTAAAATACTTTGTAACAACTAAAAAGAAGTTGGGATGATAGAGCTAAACATAACAAAAGAAAGTATTGCAGAAGCTAAGAAGCTATATGACTTTGGAATATTAAACAACAGCTACACACAAGGAGAGGGAAATAAGTGCGGTGCTTTAGGAGAGGTTTTAGTAAGACAGTATTATAACGCTATACAAGAAAACACTTATGACTATGATTTAATAATTGACAATAAAAAGATAGACGTAAAAACTAAAAGACACAATGCAAATCTAACACCAAATAATAACTGGACTATGAGCCTTTTTGCCTTTAATACAAAACAAAAGTGTGATTATTACTGCTTTGTTGGTATGGCTGATGATTACAAAAAAGCCTACCTCTATGGTTTTATTGCAAAAGACAAATTTTATAAGACTGCAATATTTAGAAAAAAAGGAGATATAGACCCAAACGGAAGTAGATTCAAATTTAGAGCAGACAGTTACAGTACGACAATATCTGAATTATACTTTAATTTAAAATAAAATGAAATCACTTGTAGAGCTTGCTTACGATAAACACAAAAACTGGATAGGTATTGTCAAATCATTCGGTTGCAAACCCAGCTTTGCTGAGGACATCGTGCAAGAAATGTACATCCAGCTTATATGTGATATTCAAAAAGGCTTAGACCTATGGTACAATGGCGATTGCAACACTTACTATATATATAAAGTATTGCGAGGTATTTACCTCAACACTCACAAGAAAGAGGCACGAATGATAAAAACATACATAGAAGACATAGACGGAGAAGTAAAGCAGATAGATGACTTAGGAATAGACGAGGTACAATATGCAAAGGATAAAACTAAAATAGACAACTTACTTGCAGAGATGCGTTGGTACGATAGCAAGGTATTTACTTTAGTAGCTTCTGGGCAAAGCGTAGCATCACTAAGCAGAGAAACAAAGATAAGTTATTACAGCCTCTACAATACTTACAGAAACGCACTTAAGCACATAAAAGATAAGATATGAGATTAGGAGATTTAGTTTACTACATTACTTATTATACTGGAATACGTTGGATAGTTAAAAAGATATGGGGAGAAGATTGCGGATGCGATGAAAGACAGCGCAAGATGAACGAATGGACTGATATAGATATAGACCTATGGAAGAAATAGACAAAAAAGAATGGCAGCAGTTTAAGGCTGATGTTAAGAGTAAACTATCGCAAGAGCAATATAAGTTGCTTATGCGCCTACACGCAAAATACTACAATCATAAGTACACAGAATTATGCAGTTGCAATCCTAAAAGACTTGTACAATGGATTGCAGATATAGACAAGATTTATGATTAAGAATGTACACAAGTGGGAGAAAGCTGTAATACTATTGCTAAACGCTGATGGTTGGGACTTGACACATACTGGTAAAGGCTTTGAGCATTACGATGCTATTGGCACAAGTCCTAAAGGCAAAGAAGTAGTAATAGAATTTAAGTTTAGAAACAAATACTACAAAGAGAAAATGCTTGAGGTTTACAAGTACAACAAGCTGATAGAAACTGGTAGGATAGCTTTGTACTTTGTTAATGACCCCAAAGGCAATTATATGTTTTGGCTTAATAGCCTAAAGGATTTAAAAGAACAAGAAATGTACTGCCCAGATACTACACTATGGACTAAAAAGAAAGTATTAAAGCCTTGTTATTTGATTGACGAGAGTCACGCTT